CCCAGGCGACCTTCAAGCCAGGCGCACCCAGCACGATATCGCCATCACCATCACCAGCCCAGCCGGTTGTGACCACGTACTTGTTGGCATCGCGGGCGGTCTTGTTGTTGGTGACCACATCACCAGCCAGGAAGGAACCTGTGCCGGTATCGACATGCACGGTAGTGGATGCGGCGGCATAACCAGCGGTGAGATCAACCAGATAGCCGGTGGGATCGCCACCGGTGTGGGTCTTGACCTGGGCGGATTCGCGGACCGCAAACCCATGCAGATCATTCAAGACACCCCGGCGCAACAAGCTATCGTTGCCGCTTTCGTTGACCTTATACAGTTCCACCAGCGTGCGCAACGCTGCGCCAGCGGTAGTATCGACCACCAACTGCAAGTCACTCATGGGAGCGCCATTATCGGCAAGGATCTTGCGAACCTGGGCAGTGAAAGCGATCTTGTTGGTGCTGTCAAATGGCGTGGTGCCTGCGGTGCCATAGGCGCGGGAGGCTTTGGCATACAGCGCGGCGATATCGGCTTCCACCGCATTCACGAGCGTGCGCATCGCCTGGGCGAAATAATCGCGCAGGAGCACGCCGTACATGGAGCCGAGACCTTTTTGTTCTTCGCCTTCCCAGTAGAAGGATGCCGATTTGACGTTGCTGATCGACATCGTATCGGAACCGGGAGTGGTCGCTGAAGGATCAGGACCGGTCGCGGCGGGGGTGATGCTGGCGGCGCTAAACGCACCAGAAACGGGGTAGCGGATCGTTTGATCCTTGGCTACCTGATCAGCAGTCGCATTGAGCGTGACTGCCGGGATAAAACCCACCAATTCACGGCTGACAATATCAGCCGCTTCGTACATGGTGGGGATGAGATTGGTAAGTGTGTTACCCATGATCCTTAATCCTCAACTTTGCCGCCGCCCCGTACAAAGAGGGCTTGCGCACGTTCATCAAGCGCGCCGAATTCACTGCGCTTCATGGTCTTTTGACCGTTATCGGTATTCTCGGGCTTGATGGCTGATTTTTGCTCAACCTGTTTCAAAGCCTTGGCTTCCAATGTGGCGCGTTCGTCAACCACTTGTTGGATTTTGGCATCCAACTGATCGATCAAACCGTTATCATCCACGAGGACATGGAAGCGTTCGCGCTCAGCGTCGGTGAAATCGCGCTGCTCTGTATCGGCAGTTGCCATCAGAGCAGTGGCTTCATCGAGCAAGACAGCGCGTTGCTGTTGTAAATCGCGTATATTCATAATCTTGGCTCCTTGATAATTTTTCTTCACGGCGAGCTGCAACTTCGCGCGGTCAGTTGTGCGCACCTGCGCCACGACCGTTTCGACTTCAACAGGCGCAACAGACTCCAGTCCGTTTTCAGCCTGCGGCGTTTCGTCGTCATTGACATTTTCATTCTCTTCAAGCAATACGGCTGGGACATGCTCGTAATGCTGAAGCAGATTGACATAAGATAGATTTTTGAAACCCGCCTTATCACGTTTTTGACCGCTGGGAATGATCTCATTGGCAAAACCGAGATCCTTTGCCATTTGGGCGTTCATCCAGGTTTCATCTGCCATCATTTGCGCCAATTTGGCTTGGTCCAAGCCGGTGCGGGCGCTGTAGGCGGGCAGAATGCCATCCTTGATGATCTTGAGGCTCTCGCTCAACTTATCCAACGTGGCAATATCCAACTGCGCCATGAAAACCACCACGGCGGGGTCATGGATCATCATGTAGGCGCTATCCATCATGCGCACGCTTTCACCAGCCAACGCCACCAGCACCGCAGCCGAGGCGGCGATGCCATCAATTTGGGCTGTGACCTTACCGGGATAGCTGGTAATGATGGCATTGATCGCAGACGCGGCGAACACATCGCCGCCAGGGGAATCGATGCGCAGGGTGATGGGTCCGCTTTTGCCCTTGGCAAAGAGTTCTTCCTTGAAACGTTTGGGCGTCACTTCATCGTTGAACCAGGAAAACTCAGAGATCACGCCATAGAGTTCCAGTTCAGTCTGTCCGCTTTTGGAATCGGCGGCATCCACAAAACGCCAGAAGGGATCGTGCGGTTGAGCGTTGCCATCAAAGCAACGGATCGGGTTATTCTGCATTGCATACCTCCAACAAATTCAAAATACTCTTCGTCATTTCATTCGGCAGATCCCTCGCACATAGCTCGGCATCTGCCTCCAAAGTTTCATGGTTCATGGCACTCACATACTCATGCCGCTGCGCGAGATAATTGCTAAAATAATCATTGACCACATCGCCGTTCGTCCCGAACAAACTCGCCTGCGCGGCATACAACGCCTCGAACTGTTTCTGGATGAATGCGGGCTGGTCTACGCTGTAAAATTGATCCAGCCATTGCTCCCACTCTGCTGTCTTATCCTTCGCCAAATAACGCCGGGCAGCGCCCTGAACGTCGTTCATCTCACGCTTCACCACGCGGTTGACGGCATCGCGGTAGAGGGGCGCCAGGGCGTTCTGCGGGTTGTTGTTGCCTGTGCCGCTGACAGGAGTCATGTTCAGGGGTTGCAGCATTTCATCCAAACCAGCCAGCGGGTTCAAATTCTCACGGATGCGGGCTTCGTTGCGGGTCATAAATCCGTTGTTGATGCCTTTGACATAGGCTTCATAGCGGGTTTGGATATCACCGCGCAAAATGCCTTCGAATAAATGCTCGTAAAAGAAACCAGCGGCGCGATCGGCATCCAAAAGGAGTTGATTATTCAAGCCCTGTTCGATGCGCGTGGCGATCGGGAAGAGACTGTGGTTCACATAGCCCTGCTCCTGGCTATCAATGCCGGTGCCCCAACTGGTGGAGCGTTCGAGATCGCCGATCAGGTGCGGCGGCACGGGTCCGATAATGCGGTTGATCTCGGAAAGTTGGAACTTGCGGCTTTCCAGGAATTGGGCATCATCGGGCGGGATGCCTAATTTCTCAAGGCTCATGCCTTCTTCGAGAATGATCGGCTTGTGGCTCTGTTCCACACCGCTATGCTCTTTCAACGAATCGTTTAGGCGGCTGTACGCGGTATCACCCAACGTGCCGGGATGTTTGTAAATAACACCCACGCTGGCACCATTCGAGAAAAATTTGCTGCCAAATTTCTCCTGGGAAACCGCCAACCCGATGGCATTGCGCGCCAGGGCAATGCGTGAAAAACCGATCAGCCCATCGAAGCCGAAACCGGGGATATGCAGGATCTCTTCCTGCGCAAAGGCGACCGGCTTGCCGCCACTGACCGGGGTATAAATAAACATCTTCTGCCCATCCACCCGTTCAACACGCATTCGATCAGGACGCAGGGGCCATAACTCGGTGACCACGCCGCGCGAATTCCAGATCTTCTGGGCGAAGAAATTACCCCAGGCAATGATGTGACTTACGATCAACTCACGGAAGGTCATGGAAGACATTTCGGGGTTGGGCTGATCGTGCATGAGGGTGTAATAGGGATTATCAAAGGCGCGGAACTTGTTGCGACCTTTGCGGGCATATAAAAATAAGGGCGGGCTTGCCATATCCTGCGACAACAAAGTAATAATGGCGATCACGCCGGAAACAGTCACGGCGCTTTCAGGGGTGACGTGCTCTTCCGAGTAACTGCGTTCCCGTACCGCCACCGGGCGCGAACGCACATTCGGTTCAACCGAGGGACGTTGGGACTGCATGGCGATCACGGTGTTAGCTTTGAGCAACATATTCAGCCTCATACAAGGGAAAAACCGTTTGCAAGGGTCCGCTCATGACGCGCACCCGCTCGAAGTGGGGGAGTGCGCCGTGCGCTTCTTCCTGCCAGGTGCGTAAGTGGTCAGCCAACGGATAGTGGAAGGCGGGCACGTCTTTATGCGGCTCGTGACAATGCTTTTGTTTGCCCTGGTAGAGATCCATGCCGCATAAGATGACCGGGTTGCAACCCAGCCAACACGCGAACCATGTGGCAGTGGTGGAAGAGACATTGCCGCGCCAGTAATTCACATCCATTTTGACATCGCCGCCGTATTCTGAATCCGGGCAGACCTTGATGACGCTTCTGGTCTTGAATATTTTTAGCATCTCCGGTTCCTGCAAGGGATCATCGAGATAGACCATAAACTTTGGGTCACAATGATAAAAAGCGTGATAGTTGACTGCGATCAAGACACAATCGGCGGGCAGTTTCTGCATATCCGTGGGCAGGCTGGGCCCCCCGCCCAAAACAGCGGCGGGACGACCGGCGAAGAAGTTTTCATACCAGGATAAGCGTTTCATTCGACTGCCTTGGTAAGCCAAACAATGATCAAGGAGTTGATAAAACTCACGGCGCTTAGAATGCTGCCGGTAACGATCAAAGCCCTGGCAATTGAAGACAGGCTCAAGCCCAGAAAGAGCGCAGCTAATCCGATATAAAACAGCCAGTCATTGCCATCCAACTTGATGAGCCAGGCTTTCATGCGGTGTTTCTCCTTTGGGCGGCTTGCTTCCATTCGCGCTTGACCCATTCAGGAATGACAAGTGGGGCAGGGGGTTTGCGAACATAGGTGCCTTTGGAGAGCACGCCGGGTTCGTATTTGCCGAAGACCTCGATCAAGGGTCCACTCATGGCGGTGATGCGCTCGGGATGTGAGCACTTATCAAACGCCTTTGCCCAAATCTCAAAATGTTTTTCGAGCGGCGCGCGGAAGATGGGGTGATCGTAGCCTGGGCGGGGATGGCAGTATTTGACGGGTCCCTGATAGCAATCCATGCCGCACAGAATGACCTGATCGTAGCCCACCCAACAGGCATACCAGGTGGCGAGGCAGGACGACTGATTTCCATCCCACCAGCCGATCGGCAGAATGACATTGCTGTCAGTATGCGGACTGACCACGGTGCCGTGAAAGTTTTTCAAGACTTCCGCCACAGCGGGGGCGCGGTTGAGCGTATCTTGATAAACCAACACATCGGGCTGGCAGAAGTGGAAGGCATGATCGTTGACGCTGATGAGCACGCAATCAGCGGGCAATTTCTTCAGGTCAGCGGGCAGACTGGGACCGCCACCGAGAATCGCGGCAACTGTCATCCAACCACCTCCAATTTTTTAATCGTGAATGTGCATATAAACGTGATCATCGTTATCTGGGGGTAAAGATTGCGACCAACAAACGCCCAACCTCCGGTAAAAGTGAAATGATGATGGAGAGCACTACAGCGCCCAAAACATACGGCAACACTTTATTGCGAACATCCAGCCAATCAATTTGTTTCTTTTTCTGTTCCTGCTGTACCACTTCCAGCGAGACGGCACGGATCTTTTCGGATGTGGAGCTGGTGGAGACCTTTGCAACCTTTTTCTCACTGAGTTGATGTTGCAAATTACGCATCTGCGCTTCAAGACTGTCAATCTCTTCCTGATAGCGCTTCTCACGGGTCTCTTTGAGACCTTCGATCAGGTTGTTGATGGAGGTCTGTAAATCCAGCATGACGCGCTGGTCGTTGGCTAATGAATTATTCAAATTGCGGAGCTGCGCCCACAAGGCGCCATTCATTTCGCTCAGCAAAGAGTAGATCATTTCGCCGTAGGTACGATCAAGTTGTTTTGAATCCATTTGCACCAAAAACCTTATTGAAAAACAGATCCAGGAACTGCGGGTCAAACGTCAAGCCACGTTCGGCGGTCATTTGTAATTTTGTGTTCTCAAAACTCAGCGCCTTACGGTAAGGGCGACGGCTGATCATGGCATCGTAGCGGTCCGCAATGCTAACAATGCGAACGTACATCGAGATCTCAGAGCCCTTGAGCCGGTCAGGGTAGCCGGTGCCATCAAGGTTCTCGTGGTGGTGCAGGATGATATCTTGCACGATCTGCGGGTAATTCAATGTCACAGCCATCTTGTAGCCTTCGGTGGTATGCAGGCGCACTCGCATCATTTCATCGTGGGTAAGTTTGCGCGCGGAATTGATGACTTCATCACGCACCGTGAGCTTGCCGATGTCGTGAAGATGCGCGCCCACACGCACTAATTCGATCTCTGGTTTGGTAAGGTTCAACAGTTCTGCAAGTTTGACGGCATAGCCCGCAACGCGCGGCGCATGATGGTTATAAGGATCGCGACGGGATGAAAGTTCTTCGACAAGGGCAATAACATCATCGTAATTGGGCATGCACTCTACTGGGTAAAACAAAAAAACGCCCGACAATTCCATAAAGGAATTGTCGGGCGTTCATCTTACGATCTACTGGCTCGACGGCGACCGCACTAAGAGCGGTCAATCAATTTTTACAATTGTGGCGGATGGCTTGAGGGGGGCAAGTCATGCCGCCACAAGAAAATAATAGCACATATAAATAAAAAAGACAAGATGCCCAACGGCTTGTATGCCTAATCGCCGAGGGTGCGGATGCCGCGTTTTTCGTAGATGCTTTTGCCCTGACTATAGAAGCGGGCGCGCGCCATGCCGTTGACCCAGGCGGCAATGAGATCAATGCGTTTGGTGCGGTCCACAGATTTGCCGCGGTGCTCTTTGACATATTTGATCTGGGCATTGCCGTTCTTGGAGATGGCGGTGTTGCCAAAGCACCAACGCGCCACGGGGTTGGCTTCGTGGGTCATTTTCTTTTGGCGCAATAAGAGTTCGATCTGGTTCATGGGGTCGGTGAGCGTGGCGTATTGCTGGGGTATATCCACCACGGTGAGACCGAGTTCGCTTTGCAGTTCGTTGATCAGCATAGTGGCGAAGGATACGTCAAAGGGCAGCTCGATCAGTTTGTATAAATTCTTGTATTCTTTGAAGCGGTCACGGATGCGGGTGTGATCGATCCAAGTGCCCGGCGTAGGATTGATCCAGCCTTCAGCCGCCCATTTGTCGTATGGGACATGATCCGTGCGCACACGTTCGCGCATGTTCTCTTCTGGAATCCAGCAATCCCAGATGACGCGCCATTCGTCGAATTTCTCCTGTGGGGGAAAAACCAGGGCGGTGCCGCTCAAGTCGGTGGTGGTGGAGAAGTCGCCGCCGATATAGCAATCCGCACCGAGTAGATCGTTACGGTTCCATTCGCCATTGGTTTCGTCAAAGAGATCGATGGGCAGCCAGCCAGTGAGCTTGGTGGTGATCCATTGATTGAGGTTGAGCCAGCGGAAGGTGCGCTCATCAGCGGGGGAGAGCTTGGCTTCGGCGGCGATCTCGCGCAGATCTTCAACCTGAAGCGATAAGCCGAGCGATGGATTAGCCTGCGCCCAGTTCTTTTCGTTGTAAATATCTTCGCCGGGGTAGCCGTAGATGATGGGGTACCAGGTGGGGATGTCTTTGGAGGTGTTGCCCGCAGCACGCGCCTTTAGAATGGTTTCGGCTTTCTCGTGAATTTCCCACCCGATGGAAACGCGATCGGGGTCATCGCCTGCGGTGGTGATGATCCATAACAGCGGTTGACGGCGGGCAAGGAAGGAACCCTTGGTCATGGTATCGAAGAGATCGCGGTTGGGTTGGACGTGGAGCTCGTCAAATAATACGATGCTGGGGCGGTAGCCGTGCTTGGTGAAGGACTCGGCGCTCAGCACTTTGTAAGATGTACCGGTTTCGGTGTTTTCAATGAGCTTGTAACTATCCCGAATTTTGACAATACCTTTATCCACCTGCTTTTTGAGATAGGGTTCCTGCATGATCATTTCGACGGCGGTGTCGAAGATGATGGATGCCTGACTGCGGTCACCGGCGCAGCCGTAGATCTCGCCATTGGGTTCGTCTTTATCGAATAAATGTTTGTTGGCAATGGCACCGAGTAATTCAGACTTGCCGTTTTTCTTGGGGATCTCGATGTAGACGGTGCGATATTGACGCAAGCCGCGCGCGTTGAGCGTTCCAAACACATCCGAGACGATCTGATGTTCCCAGGGGAAGAGTTCGAAGCGCTGCCCGTGGAAGTCACCGGTGTGGGAGAGTAGTTCGATGAATTTGATAGCGCGGTTGGCTTTGGCTTGGTCGAAGGTCACACCAACCACCTCTCCATCAGCCACCATTGTGCGGGTTTGAAGTTGCCTACAAAATCAAAATCGGGACCCAACGCAACGGGTAGATAGACTGTGCCTTTGACTTTTTCACGATATTGATTCGAGGAGGAAACGCCCGTCATGATGTGGATGGCTTCGGGATGGCTGGCATGCGTTTTGCCAAAATCCGCGCGGCTGAATGTCTTTACTCGTACCATTGGCGTTATTTCTTTTACGCCTGCCCATTCCACCATGAAAGACGCCCGCTCTAATATCTCCACTTTTTGCCCGGCGTAAAATGCGCCAATCATCTTGACAGCCGGTGCAAGTGACCACGCTACGCCACCAGGAACGCGCATGGGGTTTCCCCAACTATCACCCCAAGCGGTCAAGTATTGCATTTTTTGCGCGGGTGTGTATTCATCGGTGACTTGCATATTGAAGATGTTCAGCATGTCCGCATTGGTCAGCCAGGAGTAATTATCATTTACCGACCAACTTCCGCACCAATTCCCGTTTTCGTCCGTGATGTAGGACGGGATATAGCCAAACTGGTCTTGCCCGTTGGCGTTGAGCCTTTTTGCATCCACGCCATCAAGCTGGTCCCAGCGTTTGAGCGTGGCGTACTCTCCTGCTGGAATGACAATATCAGGAGCACTTGGCACAATTGAGACAAGGATGCTCATTTTAGAGGTTGTAAAGTGATGGTTGTGGTTTGCCTGGCGTAGGTAATTTCATCGCCTAGCGTAATGGTAACAGGCATAACTGGCAAAGTGGGAGCAGTGGGCGGTTCAACCGGTGGGGGCGTGACAACGGGCATGGATAAAATCCGCATGTATTCCACACCACCAACTTTTTGA